ACCACCACCCGCACCTGTTGATCCAGCTGCACCCGCAGATCCAGCGGCCGCACCAATGACGGACGCGGCACCCGCTGAAATGGATAGTACAGAAGAAATTGATATCACCGATTTAGTTAATATGACTAAGAGTATCAAAAAGGATATGGATGACAATAAGTCTGAATATGATGGTGTTGTTAACAAAATGGATGACGTTTTCACAAAACTATCTGATTTAGAAAGTAAACTGGTACAAATGGATCAAGTTATGTCTAAAATAGATGATCTTGGTTCTAAGGTTGAACAAATGAAGGAACCATCTGCTCAAGAAAGATTAGAAATGAGGTCATTAGACTCCTATCCGTTTAATCAAAATCCACAACAATTCTTTGCACAAAAACAAGGGGAAATGAGACAAAGTGGTAAGAACGAATATGTTTTAACAAAACAAGATGTTGACGATTATTCAAAAGACACAATAAGACAATCATTTAACCCTGAGCAACAAGAAGATGAATTTAAGTTCTAATGTTAATTTCTTTTTAGGACTACAAACCCAAATGAAAATTAATCACTGGCAAACTAAAGGGTTTGCTAGACATAAAGCATTTGGAGAATTTTACGACGTTATGGATGGATTAATCGATACGTTTGTTGAAAGTGCGATGGGTAAATACGGAAGATTTATACTTGATGAGGAAACCAAAACAATTCAAATGAATAATCTTTCTGATATGGATATGAAAGGTTTAATTAACACCGTTAGAGAAGCTTTAGTACAAATTGAATTAGATGAAAAAGACACGGATTTATTGAATATAAGAGATGAAATGATTGGAGAAGTCAATAAATTATCGTATCTTTTAACATTGGAATAACCCCTCAAAAATAATTTTAAAAAAAGATTAACCCGGATTTTGTAATTCGGGTTTTTTTATTTATCTTTTTAAGACAATGATATTATTAATTTAAATTTTAACTATTATGTCAACATTTGATGCAGTACTAGCACAGTACGAAAAAAGTAAACAAGCCACAAGTGGCAATGCAAACAAAGTCTCACAAGAAGACAGAATGAAAAAGTACTTCACTACAGTCCTTCCTAAAGGTTCTCGTGGAGAAGAAAGAAGAATCAGAATCCTCCCTACTAAAGACGGTGGTTCACCTTTTGTTGAGGTGTACTTTCACGAAGTTCAGGTAGATGGAAAATGGTTGAAACTTTATGACCCAAAGCAAGAGGGTAAAAGATCACCATTGAACGAGGTTTATCAAGGACTTATGGAAACAGGTGTAGAATCGGACAGAGAATTGGCTAGACAATACCGTTCTCGTAAATTCTACATTGTTAAAGTAATCGACAGAGACCACGAAGAAGATGGTGTTAAGTTTTGGAGATTCAAACACAACGCAAAAGGTGATGGTGTTTTGGATAAAATCTTCCCAATTTTTAAAAACAAAGGAGACATTACCGACATTAATAAAGGTCGTGATTTGATTCTTTCTTTGGGATTAACTAAAGCGGGTACAGGTAAAGAGTACACTTCAATTAATTCTGTAATTCCGGAAGACCCAAATCCATTACATGATAATTCAGATAAATCAAATGAATGGATTAATGATCAATTAGTTTGGTCAGATGTTTATTCTAAAAAGGGTGAAGATTATTTAGAATTGGTTGCTAACGGAGAAACTCCAAAATGGAGTACAGAAAGTAACAAGTGGATTTCTGCATCTCAATTGGATTCCTCATCAGAAGAAACAATTGCAGCACCAAAAAAATCAACACCAATGGTTGACCCACAAGAGGGTGAAGATGTTGATGGAGATCTACCATTTTAATTGGTAAAACAATAGGGGTTCGGCGATAACGTCAAAGGCCCCATTTTTAAATTTATTTATTATGGCAATCAAAAAAAACGATTTTAGTTCAATAAAGAAAAAGTTCTCTAAAGAGGCTGAATACAAGGCTGATAGGTTCTTTGATTTGGGTGACGCATTTTTAGATGCAACAGGTATTCCTGGTCCGGCTATTGGACATTTAAATATGTTCTTAGGTCATAGTGATACGGGTAAAACCACTGCACTTTTAAAGGCTGCGGTGGATGCTCAAAAGAAAGGAATATTACCTGTGTTCATCATTACTGAACAAAAATGGAGTTGGGACCACGCCGAGTTGATGGATTTCAATAAAGAAGATGATTTCTATCTTTTTAATAGTGATTTCGAGTATATCGAACAAATCACAGATTTTATTAATGAAGTGTTGGATGCACAAGAAAAGGGTGAAATTCCACACGATATTCTCTTCTTATGGGATTCTGTAGGTTCAGTACCATGTAAGATGACTTATGATGGTAAAGGTGGGAAACAACACAATGCATCTGTTTTAGCGGATAAAATTGGTATGGGTTTGAACCAAAGAATTTCAGGTTCTCGTCGTTCAGACAAACAATACACAAATACCTTAATTATTGTAAACCAACCTTGGGTAGAACTTCCTGATAATCCATTCGGTCAACCAAAAATCAAAGCAAAAGGTGGAGAAGCAATTTGGTTAAATTCAACTTTGGTATTTTTATTTGGTAATCAAAAAGGTGCAGGTACAACTAAAATCTCTATTACAAAAGACAAGAGAAAAGTTAAGATTGCAACAAGAACAAAAATTTCTATTATGAAAAACCATGTAAATGGTTTAGGTTATGAAGATGGTAGAATTCTTGTGACAGCACATGACTTTATGAAAGGTAGAGATGATGTTGAAGAAAAGAAAAGTATTGAACTTTACAAATCAAATCACGGAGATTATATTAGTAAAATGTTAGGCGTTAACGTTACAGACGCGGAAGATATTGAAGTTGTAACTGAGGATGAATAATTATTAATAAACATTAATGTCCGTTTTATTAGTTGATGGTGACAATTTACTCACGATTGGTTTCTATGGTCTTAAAAATCACTTCTATAAGGGAAAACATATTGGAGGAATCTATCATTTTATCAATACTCTTAGAAGATCGTTTGAGACATATCATTTAGATAAAATTGTCGTCTTTTGGGATGGGGAAAATGGTTCACACCAAAGACGACAAATCTATCATCTCTACAAAGAAAATCGAAGAAATAGAATTCGTTCAGAAGAAGAACTTGATAACTACAATTATCAGAGAAATAGAATAAAACAATACTTAGAAGAACTTTATGTAAGACAAGGTGAATTTGAGTATTGTGAGACTGATGATTGTGTGGCATATTATGTTCAAAACTCACCTACCGAGACAAAAATCATTTATTCATCTGATGGTGATTTAACTCAATTAGTTTCTGAAAAAACATCTATCTACAATCCATCTCACGGAAAGTTATACAAAACTGATGACATTATAACTTATAGTCATGAAGATATTCATATCAGTAATGTCAAATTGGTTAAGATGTTATGTGGGGACCCGTCTGATAACATATCGGGTATAAAAAGTATGGGGTTAAAAAGATTATTAACCTTATATCCTGAGATAAAAAACAGAGCGGTTAGTTTGGAAGAGATATTGGAGAGAACCAACTTATTACTTGAAGAAGATAAAAATAATTGGTTATATAAAAATATTCTTACAGGAGTAACAAAACACGGGGTATTTGGTGAGGAATTTTTTCACATAAATAAAAAGATAGTAAGTTTAGAAGACCCCCTTTTGACTGATGATGCCAGAGATACAATAGATTCATTAATAAATGATGTCTTAGACCCTGAAGGTAGATCATATAAAAACATGATGAAAATGATGACAGAAGACGGAATTTTTAATTTATTACCTAAATCAGATGATAGATGGACAAATTTCTTAAACCCATTCCTAAGATTAACAAGAAAAGAAAAAAATAAAAAATTAATTAAAATTAAAAACTATGACTAATCAACAAGAAATCACAAAATTTGAATTTTTGTTAACATTGGATGGTAACATTGTATGCCAAAGATTTTTTAATGTAAAAAATCATAATCCTCAAGCAAGGAGGTCTATGGATCTTCATTATTATGTAAAAGAAATTTCAGAAGAAATTAGTGAGGATTTGAAAATAAAAACTTCTGATTATCTATGTGAAAATCAAAATTATTTCCTCAATTTGGAGAGTGTGGAAGATGATGAAGAGAATAAAAAAGAGGAATTTTTAATTGAAATTAAGTTGAATGAGGATGTATTTATTTCAAGAATATTCCCCGCATATTACTACCATCCAAAAGTTAGATACACGGTAGATATTCGTCCGAAACTTAAGAAGATTTTGTCAGATTTGACTGACATATTGTCTTCGAAAAACTTAGAAACAAAATATTTGAATTACCAACTTTTAAAAAAATTATAAACATGTCTGAAGAGAAAAATTTTGGGTACTTAGGTCACACATTTCAACAACAACTGATAAAAGCAATTATAGAAGATAAAAAGTTTGGAGATGTTATCGTTGAGGTTTTAGAGAGTAAATACTTTGATAACAACTCCTTTAAGTTTATTATGGAGAACATTAAAGAACTTCATAAACTTTATAACAAAGTTCCAAACTACGAGACTGTAGCCCAAAAAATAATGTCTGAAGGTGGTAATAAGGACTCTAATAGACCACACATTGATACATTAGAGGCAATTAAAAATTTGGAGAAAAATGATGAATTTGTAAAAGACAAATCATTAAATTTTTGTAGACAACAAAACTTGAAAAAGGAGTTAAAAACCATTCAATCAATTATTGATAATGGTGAATTCGAGTCATACAATAAAATTGAAGAGAAAATCCAAAAGGCACTGCAAGTTGGTGTAATAAACGATAGTGTTGTCGATGTATTTCACAATATTGACGATGCATTAGAAAAGGACTATAGACTTCCAATTAGAACGGGTATTGTTGGTTTAGACAATGTTCTTAAGGGTGGACTCGGTAGAGGTGAGTTAGGTGTTGTTTTAGCACCAACTGGTACAGGAAAAACAACCTTATTAACCAAATTCTGCAATACCGCATATAATGATGGATTCAACGTACTTCAAATATTTTTTGAGGATAACGAGGGTCAAATTAAAAGGAAACATTATACTATTTGGTCAGGAGTTGCACCAGACGAACAACCAGAATTTAAAGATGAAGTTTTGAAATTGGTTAGAGAACAACAAGAAAGATCACATGGTTCTTTGAAATTATCTAAGCTTCCAAGTGATAACGTAACTATTTCTGAAATAAAATCTAAAATTAGAAAAATGATTTCAGAGGGTTTTAAACCCGATTTAGTGGTAATTGATTACGTTGATTGTATTTCACCTGAAAGAAGTGTAAATGGTGAAGAATGGAAAGGAGAAGGGTCAATTATGAGAAGTTTGGAAGCCATGACATCTGAATTTGATATTGCGATATGGACTGCAACTCAAGGTAATCGTGAATCAATTTCTTCTGAAGTTGTAACTGGTGACCAAATGGGCGGTTCAATTAAGAAGGCACAAATTGCTCACATTATCTTATCGATTGGTAAAACACTTGAACAAAAAGAAAATAACTTGGCAACATTAACATTATTGAAGTCTCGTATTGGTAAAGATGGTATTATTTGGCAAAACTGTAAGTTTGATAATCAATTCTTGGTTATTGATACCGAATCTCAAAATACTCTTTTAGGACATGAACATCAACAAGAAGAGAAGAGAGCAAACCGTGCGGCTGAAGTATTTAAGAAATCACAAGAAAGAAAATTAAGAACACAAAATTAAATAATGATATGAGTAGATTATTCACAGAAAGAATACCATTTAAACCATTTGAGTATCCTGAATATTACAACGAAGGGTGGTTAAAACAAATGCAGGCGTTTTGGTTACACACTGAAATACCTATGCAAGGTGATGTTAAAGATTGGAATGAGAATTTAAGTGATTCCGAAAAACATTTAGTTGGTAATATTTTATTAGGATTTGCACAAACAGAATGTGCGGTTTCAGATTATTGGACGGGTATGGTTACAAAGTGGTTTCCTAAACACGAGATTAAACAAATGGCGATGTCATTTGGGTCTCAAGAAACAATCCACTCAGTTGCATATTCATATTTGAATGAAACTTTAGGTTTAGAAGATTTCGAAGGATTCTTACATGATGAAACAATGAAAGAAAGATTTGAATTACTTACAAACACAACCGCAGATTGGACACCTGAAGATTTATCTAAGAACCATAAAGCGAGGGTTGAAGTTGGTAGAAGTTTAGCGATATTCTCCGCATTTGCAGAAGGTGTTGCATTATATTCATCATTTGCTGTTCTTTATAGCTTTCAAATGAGAAACCTATTGAAAGGTATTGGACAACAAATGAAATGGAGTGTTAGAGACGAGTCTTTGCATTCTAAAATGGGATGTCAATTATTCAGACACATGTGTTTAGAATATCCTGAATTATTGGATGAGGCAAGAGAAGATATTTACGGTGCCGCTAAGTTAATTCAAGAATTGGAATATAAATTTATTGATAAGATTTTTGAAATGGGGGACCTTGAAAATCTTAAAGCAAGTGATTTGAAAGAATTTATAACTAAAAGAATTAATGAAAAATTAGTTGAACTTGGTTATGAACCAGTATTCAAATTTAACGAGAAAAGGGCATCAGAATTAGATTGGTTTTATCATCTTACGGGTGGGGTTACTCACACAGACTTCTTTGCAATCAGACCTACTGATTATAGTAAATCGGGTGAAGGTGAAAATTGGGATGATATTTTTTAATTAACAAAAATTTTATTGAAATATGAAGAACTACGGAGAAGAACTCGGTTGGGAGCTCGATGTCGACTTCCCAAGTTGGGGAAATACAGAGATTTACGTAAAGACAATATCTAAAGGTTATCTCCTACCAGGAGAAAAACCAAAAGATGCTTATTGGAGAGTTGCAACAACTGTTGCCAAAAGATTAGGAAAACCAAATTTGGCGACTAAATTTTTCGACTACATTTGGAAAGGTTGGCTATGTTTAGCGACACCGGTATTATCAAATACAGGAAGTGATAGAGGATTACCGATATCTTGTTTTGGTATTGATGTTGGAGATTCAATTTATGAAATTGGAAATAAGAATTTAGAGTTAATGTTATTAGCAAAACATGGTGGGGGTGTTGGTGTTGGTATTAATATGATTAGACCTGCCGGTGCTAAGATTACAAACAATGGAACATCAGATGGTGTAATTCCATTTATTAAAATTTACGACTCGACCATTCTTGCAACTAATCAAGGTTCAGTAAGAAGAGGTGCGGCATCGGTAAATATTAAAATTGATCATAAAGATTTTGAAGACTTTTTAGAAATTAGAGAACCAAAAGGTGATGTTAATAGACAATCATTAAACCTACACCAATGTGTGGTTGTTAGTGATAAGTTTATGAAGAAGTTAGAAGAGGGTGATTCTGAAGCTCGTAGAAAATGGGGTAAATTACTTCAAAAAAGAAAGGCAACAGGAGAACCTTATATTATGTACAAAGGAAATGTAAATAAACAAAATCCCGAGATGTATAAGAAGAATGGTTTAAAGGTTCATATGACTAATATCTGTTCTGAAATTGTTTTACACACAGACGAATCACATTCATTTGTGTGTTGTTTATCTTCTTTGAATTTAGCAAAGTATGATGAATGGAAAGACACTGACTTAATCTATACTTCCACAATCTTTTTAGATGGTGTATTGGAAGAATTCTTACAAAAGGCAAAGAACATGAGAGGATTTGAAAACTCTGTTCGTTCAGCGGAAAGAGGTAGAGCGTTAGGATTGGGTGTATTAGGATGGCACACTTATTTACAACAAAAAGGTGTACCGTTTGAAGGTTTAACTGCACAATTTGAAACACGTAAAATCTTCTCACAAATCAAGATTGAATCAGAGAGAGCGAGTAGATGGTTATCTTCAGAATATAGTGAACCATTATGGTGTAAGGAAAGTGGTATGAGAAATACACACTTAAGAGCCGTGGCCCCAACTGTATCAAACTCTAAATTGAGTGGTAATGT